GATCATTTATGCAATGGCGCAAAGAGATCGCACCAAGTCCTACCGCGCTAGCATCGATGCTTAGGCTAAATGCTGCCGTGGTATCCCGCTACGAAGCAGGAGATTACAAGCGAGGAATGCCTGAAGTTCTATCAGCTAAGCTATTAAAGGCATTTGGAGCTTACGGAATGACCACTGATTACATACTAGAACTGGAGAAGTTGGCACCTCATGAGTGAATTTAGCGAAGCGGTAGAAAATAGATTTGTAGAGGCACAAGGTCTACTACTAAAGAAACACAGAGACTACGGACCAAAGAACATTTCGCAGAGCCCTGGAGGTCCTATCAACGGATTGCGAGTGCGGATGCATGACAAGCTAGCCCGAATTAACCACCTATACGATAATGGAGCGACACCTGAAAATGAGAGTCTTCGTGATAGTTTTATCGATCTTGCTAATTACAGCATTATCGCTTTGATGGTTCTAGATAAGGACTGGCCTAGTGAGTAACGAAGAGATTTCCGAGGTTGGCTTGGATCTGTCGAAGTTTGAGACGAAACTTTACAGCTCTAAGCCAACCAAGGAGCAAGCACTATTTGAAAAGGTATTAGCAGCTGCAATGGCTGCAGATCGCCGTGGTTTCTTTGTAGAGATGCAGACCGTAATAGACCAAGACCCCGATCTTGATGAAGATAAAGTTGAAACGGTTTGGTCTACTACAAAGTTTCAAAAGGCGCTTGAGTCACGTGGTATCAAGACCGTTGAAAATCCAAACCTAACGCTACGGCAAGAGACTTACTTGCAAGCGTATTTGAACCCGCTTAACTTGAAAACACCACAGGCGCTTGCTAAGCAGATGAAGATCAGCTTGGCTGAGCTAGATGGCTGGATGCGCGATAAACATTTCGCTGGTGCATTTAGCAGCAAGAGCGAGGATAACCTTAAGAAATACATCCCGATCGCTGATCAGGCATTAGGGCAGTTAGTGCAAGCTGGGGACATGAAAGCTATTACATTCCTAAACCAGCTAACTGGCAGATTTGATCCAAACGCCAGAGCTAACCTAGATGTACCATCGCTATTGATGAACGTGCAGGATATTATCTTGCGCCATGTTAGAGACCCAATTACTAAGCGCAATATTGCACGCGAATTAGTAGCGCTAGCACAAGGAAATTCTCCATTGGCAGTGATACCTGAGCCAGTCGAAGATGGTATACTTCCAAGTGAGACAACCATCGAGATCACCCAAACAAACGAAGGTTAGTCATGGCATCTACATCAACACCAATTCTTGGATTATTTAAGCCTGTTCCTGGAACGGCTGAGCCTTTTAGGTCAGAAGACATCAACGGCAACTGGGACATTCTAGACGAGTCCTTCACTGTTACCGAGCTAAAGCCAAACGTACAAGCTGTAGTCACTAGCGGCATTACTATAAACGGCGGAACTGCATAATGTCCTCGGACACCACTCACGGTGCCCACGTAAAAGTCACAATCAACGATCTTTACAAGGAACAGCAGGAAACGAATAAATTACTTATCCAATTAGCCAGCGAGCTAAAAGGACTATCTGACATTCCTGACCGCGTTCGTGGTGTTGAACTAGAAATCGCCAAGATGCAATGGATCGACATAATCGCTAAAACGGCCCTGGGAGGCGCAATAATCTCCTTTGCCACCACCCTATTCGCCCTGATAAGTAGGGTATAATAATCCCATGAATCTAAACGCAAACGTACGCAGGTACATCTATGGCATCTCAGTAGCGCTAATCCCGCTATTGATCGGCTACGGCATCTTTACAAGCCAAGAAGGCACTCTCATCCTTGATGTAGTTGCCGCTATTCTAGCTGTTGGAAACTCCACGCTAGCCTTGAACAACATCAAAGAAGACTAATCATGGCTAAGCGCGACTGGATGGGCGATGACGACGACTACAAGGGTCGCGCACAGTACGAAAAGTCTAAGGAAGCCAAGAAGGCTCTACAGGGAGACAACAGGCCTAACTTGTCCGAGATGTTTGCAAAGCTAATAAAGAACGCTCCAAACAAAAGCCCTAATAGTGCAAAACTTACAGCGGTAAAAAAAGCTGCAGCTGCAAAAGCTGCAAAAAAATCACCTATTCCAAAAAGCCCAACTAGATAAGGAATTGCAATGAAGAAGCCAGTCCCATCCCGCCCACGCCCAACAGCAATGCCAGTAAAGCCTACTATGGGTGTAGAAAAGAAAGCTGTTCCTGGAGTACCAACACCAAACAAAAATCTTCCAACCCCTCGTACCGCACAGGCACCTGCTGCAAAAGCTGCTGCATCAAGCGCATCTGCTAAAAAAGAAGCACTAAAAAGAATGCTTCCAAAGAAGGGTAAGTAATGCCAATCGTAAACGGTAAAGAATACCCTTACACTAAGAAGGGTAAGGCTGAAGCTAAGAAAGCTGCTGTTGCTAAGAAGACTGGCAGCAAGAAGAAGAGTAATTTTTCTGGCCTTAGATCACAAATCTACGGCGGCTAATTAAGCTTCTGTAGCTTCCGCTTCCTTTACAGCAGTCATTGCGTTTGCAATGTGAGCTAGTCCATTCATGATTGTGTCTGCAGTGTCGCAAGGAAACTCAACCTCGCAGTGAACACAGTTGCCTGGATCGTTATCGTCTTCTGGCTTCTCTGGAGCATGTATTGCGTATACCGCATCTAGCGTGCCAAATGTCAGCGCTAGTACGTCATCAAATGTTGGGTTCAAACTCATTGTTATTCCTGTCCTGTTAATCTCTGTAGCATTGCTGTTTGATCTCTGTCCCACTGTCTTAGGCTTTGGTCTGTGGAGTAATCCTGCAGCTTCTGACCTAAGAACCAGTTGATTAATAGTCTAGTCTTCTTTTCAGCCTCTTCGCTAGGGATTGCATCAGGGTCTACCTCTCTACCGATACCAGTTACCTTAGATAGCGTGTTGATACCACCAACTTGGTCAATAGCGTACTCTATTGGGTTCCTAATGTCGCCTCCAATACCTACTCTGTTACCCGTAGTAAGCTCAGCAAACCACTTAGGTAATGGGGATAAATTCTGCCCTGCAAGGCTCTGTGAGCCCCGTGTGAGGACATCTAGGCCTGATTGGCCTGGCTGTACGGTGTAGCCACCAAACAAGCTGTTTAGGATGTCTAGCTGAGGCACAGCAGGCCCAAAGCCCCATGCATCACCCTTACCTCCAGGGCCTTGGAACTGAGGACCAAATGTAGATCCAGTGTTCCAAGAAGCATAAACACCATTAGGGTCCCAGGGGTCTCCAAATGACTCAGGGTTAAAACCATTAGCTTCAGCAAATGCATATTGAATCTTAGAAGGCACAATAACAGCACCAGGCTTTTCGATCATAAGCTGGAATATTTTTGTTGCGGCGATGCGCTGCCAAGTGTAGAAGAATACTGCACGACGCATGTACTTACGCTCGAATGCAGATAGACCACCAATTGTTGGGTGATAAGTGGTTACTTCTTTAGCGGCAGCAATCGCAGCTTCTTCAAAGGACTTGTAAACGCCACCCTTTTCGATTTCTTTAATAAAGTGAGCCATACGGAAGTAGTTGTCTCGGTGCGAGCTAAAGTTCGCTAGCTTTCCGTTAATGCGGCTGGTTGCGCCAACAAAGCCAGAACTGAAATCAGCCATGCCCTTTAGGTCTAAGTCTTCTACTGTTGATGCACCACCACGAGTTAAAATACCTAGTCGCTCAGCTGCGTAGTAAATAGCTTCATAGGAAACTAAAGTGCGTTTACCAGTAGTAGCATTTACGTAAGCGATGCTGTCAAACTCGCCTTCGTTAAGTTGCATACCTTTTGGAGATGACGCTTTCTTGTATTGCTTAAATAGATCTGGGTCACTCTTGTACATGCTTGGATCAAACTGTTTTAAGACCTGCAGTGCATTGTGGTAGTTTTTTGTACCGACACCAGCAAGACTGTTCATGATTGCTTCACCCACAATGGATGTAACGTGGTGCCCTACTCGCCAAGTTGTATGAGCGGCTTTTAGTACTGTTGTAATTAAGTCAGACGTCTCAACAATGCCCTTCATTGCACCTGAGAACGATCTCTCGTAAGTGATGTACTTCTTTACATACGCAAGTTTTTCTAGCTCACTAGCGTCGTAAAATTTATCTGTGTCAATGTACTTAGCAAACTCGTCTTTGGGGTCGACCTTCTTAAATAGGTTTTCATCTAGCTTTTCGTCTTTAATCTGTTTTGCTGTCCTACCAAAGAAGCTGCTAAATGATTGACCTACACCAATGCGAGTCTGTACAGCGTGCAGAGCGCTAACATAGTTGCTCATAAAGCTAAGTGCGTTAAAGTTTTTCTTTTTGCTAGTGCTTGCCATGGTGTCAATGTCTGCTCTAGCCCATGAGTACTTAATGCCTTCTGGGCCTAGATCATCTGGTAGCTTGAAAGCCTGCTCTTCACCGATTTCCCAGAAGCCGCGCATACCAAACATATTGTTTAACTCATCTGCAAAGTAAGGCTGGTTAATAGAGCCAGCTACCACGCCATCTACTCCGAAGATGCCGTCGATAGCTGCTGCAAAGTCATCTGCCGCATCCATGTTTATGCCAGTAGTATTTGCTGTTTCTGCCCACTCTTTAAATGGTATTTCAGCTATGTCTTGATCGACGCGCTGAGCCATGGCTTTACCCCACTGCTGCACTAGCTTAAAAGCTGAGTTTAATTCTTCATTGCTCTTGTTGTACTTTAGGTACATACTGCGAAGGCCGTTGTTGAACCAACCAGTCTTGCTTAGGTTAAAGTACTCAATGCCACCGATAACAACCTTAAGTCCTAGTCCCATTCCAACTCGACCGCTAAATGCAACCATAAATCTTTCGTTTAGCTTTAGGTCAGTAAGAGAGTCAATGGCAACCTTTGCTTGGTTAGCAGCGCTAGCTGATTGCGGATCCACGTTTCCGTCAGCTACGTTTGATGGAATAGTTGATTGATCTGCTGGGCCATCTTTAGCAGCATCTGAAGCGGCCTGCATCGCCTCGTCTTGGCCTTTTACAGCTGGACCAGTAAGCTGGATTGCTTCTTCTCCGTTGACCTCATTTGCTTTCCTGCGAGCGTTTTTTCCATCCGTAGCTTGCTTTGGAGTCACTTTAGTAGAAGGACGAGTCACGCCCATTGCGTCAACAAGGTCAAGCTGCTCTTGTGCAGCCTTTGTTACTTTGCTAATTTCTCTAACGATGTAACTTCTAGCAGTACTTTTTGCAAGTGCAATTTCAGGAGTGTCACCCTTGACAATCGTAAGAGGCCCTCTTCTTGTTCCGCCAGTGATGCTTTTCATAAACATATTCATGATCATTTCGCCAACTTCTTTGGCGATCTCTGGATCTTTGAAAGCTTTAGCACTTTTACCAGATGAAACAATTAAATTTTTCATCAAAGAAGTTAGTTTATTTAAACCTGGAACATTTTCTGCAGCTATTCCAACCATTAGTGGATCCTTGCCATTTGCTGGGACAATGCCGCCAAGTCTAACCATGTTAGCCATAAATCTTTCACGCACTCCAAGGAAGCTAAACATGTCAAAGAAGATAGCCCTTACGTCAGGCATTACTTCCGCAACGGTGTCTGCTGTTCTAGCAGCGGCACGGACTGCATGAATTGAGGCTAGCTCATCAGCATTTTTGACCATAACAGCAATTGCGGCGTCAAGCTTAGCGTCTAGATCTGTGATCTTCTTTAATTTTATTTTTTTGGCTTTGTCACCCTTACCGACAGTAACAAAATCAGGCTCAAGATGTGGGGCTGGCTTAAAGTACTCATCAACAGATCTTTCACCTTGCTTTACGTCGCCAAGTGCTTTGTAGTTCTGGTTTAGAGCTTTCTTTACTTCATCCCATGCGTTAGTACCAGGAACGATCTCCTCGCCAAGATTCTTATATCTATTTATCGTTAAAAACGCATACTCAAAGTTGCTTGGCATTACATTCTGTACTCTAGCACCAGGGAAGCGTAATGCTCCAAAAACTTCTGCGTCACCGCTTTTTATTGCAGACATTAATATGTCAGACATTGTAATGTTTATTTCTGCTGGCTTGAAGTTTTTACTTAGCGCTTCTCCAACCTTAGATCGCCCGTCACGCTTTAGTTGCATCAAAATGTTTTCTGCGGTTCTTACGGGGATACCAAAGAGGCGAAGCAGGTTTTCGCCTAGCCTAAGCAGGTGAGCTTCTTCTTGAACGGACTCTCCTAGCGTGCGATTATTCTTTCCAACGTTAGCCTTGACTGCACCAAATACTGTTTTGTAAGACTCAAAGCGTGCTTCAGTATTTAGCATGTCTAGGCGTATAGCATTCTTTGAAAGAGTAAACGCTGGGTTATTTATAATAGCCTTGTCCCCATCAAGCATCTTCTGCAGGAGATCGTCTGGAGTCTCTCCAGTTTCTTTTGCCAGTTTTTTTAAGGCTTCATACATACCACTAAGAGAGTTTTGTAATAAAACTATTAAGTTACCTTTAAGGCTGGTAAACCTACTTGTGTTTAGGAAGTCTACGCTTTCTATAATTTGTTGAGCTGACAAGGTGCGAAGGTCTGTAGCAGCATCAGTAAGCTCTTCTGCTGTTTTAGCTGTTTTTGTAGGGTTGTCAAATAGTTCATTGTTGACTAGATCTGTAACTTCATCAGAAACCGTATTTTCAAAATCTAGCGCATTATCTAATACCTTGCCAGCTTCGGCGGCATCAGTTGCACCAGTTACCGCAACAACGTTTTCTGAAGTTCCCTTAGCAAAGTTATCGCTTAGTGCGCGTGCTAGCTGAGACGCTTGCTCAAGTATTTCTTCTTTGCTAGCTAACTTGCTGTAAGCCTTGCTCATAAGAAGCGTCTTGTTGATCAGATCGATCTTTGTCTGCTGTGGATCACTTGAAACACCCAATGCCCTAGCAAACTTTGCGGTGCGGTCAGCTGTAAGGTTTAGCTTTCCTTCAGATAAGCCTTTGGCAATGTATTCAAACAACTCTGCGTCCGTGTCAGCAGAGTTTATAAGTCTTTTGCCAGTTGCTGGATCGTTTACTTTTGCAGCGTAATCCTTCATTTCAGCAGCAACTTTGCCAAAAGAGCTTTGAGTTTTTGTCATAGCACTTTTCAGTGATCGCCGTGCTGTTTCTTGTTTTAGCTCGGCTGCAAGTTTTTCAGCAACTTCAACGTTGGACCTAACTACAGCATTTTCTACTTCTGGAATAGTTGTAACAACTTCAGGGTTTACTGGTGTCTCAACATCCATAACCTTTTCAGCCTGAGCAGCCTTAGTTGCATCGATAGCTTCTGGTGCAGAAACTTTAGCGGCTGTCTTAGGGTCAACAAACTTAGCTTCAGCTGCTTTAGTTGCTTGCGCTTGAACTTTACCCAGTCGCTTAGCAAACTTAGCCTGCAATCCTTCATTTTTTGCAATTGCTTGCATAAATAGATCTCTGTTCAAAACTGCTACATCATCAGCGATAGCACCAGAGACATCTTTTCTAGCGCCATCAATGCCATTTAAGAACTCTTTTGCAAATACTGGATCATCTTTAGAAACTAATTTGGCTAGTTTTCTATTGCCTAGCTCAGCGGCACGGTTGCTACGGCTATACTCGGCTCCACGAAGTACGCCAGTTAAAAAGTTTCCAAGTTTTTGCCCTTGAGTTAACGGAGCGTCTGAAATTGTAAAGGGCTTTGCTGCAGTGGGAATATTTTCAACAGCAGCTTCGGCTGCACTGTTTACTACGGTGCCTCTTCTAGCTACAACTGCATTTGCCTTGTTTGCGGTAGATGCAAGTCTTAGACCAGCTGGGATACCTTTTGCTGCAGCAATAGTCCCGCCAGTGATGTAAGTTGTTGGATCTAAACCGATGTCAAGTGCAAGACCTAACCAAGTTGATACGTTTTTATCTACACCTAGATCACGGAGGTTCTCGCTGTAAGTTCTGCGCTCAGTTATACCCTTGCCTGCTGCAGGTATTACCGAGAGCGGATTAAGTAAATCAAGAAGGCCACCAAGATCACCACGCTGGATAGCGGCAACATTTTCTCCCACCTTTCTAGTAACTCCAGCTGATGCATAACCACCAGTTGAAAGTATGTCAATTATAGACTGACCGAGGTTCCAAGCACCAGGCTGATTAGCTTTTGCTTTGCCCCAGTCAATGCCAGTTGAACTACCTACTGCAGTACTTGTTTTGGCACCAGCAGACGAACCGCCTACAAGGGCCGCAATTACGTTTGGGTCAATAGCCATAGCTAAATCCTACTAGATTATAGAGGGATTACCCCGCTGGGAACATGTTGCTTGTTATGCCAATGATTGCGTTTCTCTCTGGGCCTGAGAGAGTGCTTCCTGCGGCAGCAAGAATTGAGTTTGCAGCAGTACTTGCTTTCCAACCCTTGTTTCCCTGTGAAGGTACATTCTGAGACCATTCTGTAATTACGTTCATAACGTTAGTACCCTCTCTTTGTGAAAGCTGACCACTGGCAGTCATTTGGCTAACTGTATAAATCAATGGACCAGAAGCCTTCAGCGCACTTGCCATTTGCTCATTAGCGAGTTTTGCTTGCCTGTCTTGCGACTCAAAAGCGGCTCTTTGTTGAGCTGCAGCAGCTGCAGCAGCTGCTCTTTGCTGAGCTTGCTGGTATTCAAATGTAGCTTGAGCTTTTTGGCTAACTAGCTGAGAGCGCTGCTGTTCGATGTCTTGGGCGAACTGCTCACGAGCACCACGTAGCTGACCAAGGTCTTCACCCATTCTGTAGTTAAAGCCTGTGACGTCAGATCTCGCAATGTCCTGAGCGTTGACTCCCATAGCAGATAGCAAGCCCTGCCAGTTTTCAGCGTTAAGTCGGTTGGTGTTTTGAGCCATTGCAGCACCCTGAGATGCGATGTCACCCTGAGGTGTTGACAAACCAGCTAGGCCCATGCTCTCAAGTGCAGCTTGGTTATTTCTTAGTCTTGCAGCTTCGGACTCATCTATCTGAGTGTTTACCGCAGAGCTACGAGTTGCGGCAGCATCAGCAAGTCTTTGGAAAGCCGTGCCAGTTGTTGCAATGTCAGCGGTTCTAGCGTTGGTGATCTGTCCGTAAATGTTTGTAACTTGCTGAGTGTTAGCTTGGTAACGCTTGTTAGCTGCTTCTTCTCTTTGGGAGAGGTTTTCAAATAGCGGGTTAAACATTTCGTTAAGCATGTCTAGATTACTTCTCCCACCACCACCGCCTCCTCCAGGCGCTGGTGTTGCCTCTTCAGGTGATCCAGCACCAGCGGCATTTGCTTGGTTTATTTTTCCAAACAAATCCCTAATTCCTTGTACTTTCTGTTCCGCAGTTGCAGAGTTTGCGGCTGGAGAAGTTTTATAGGATGCAGTACCCGTTTGACCATAACCATAAGGGTTAGCTTGCATAGACTGTGCCTTACCGACCGAACTGTTAGCGTAGTTAGTTAAGGCATCTTTAGCAAAATTTGCTATGTTTTTTCCAGCTTGATCAAGCCAGTTTTTTTGCGCCGACCAATCTCCGTACATACTCATTAGAACGCTCCTGGGGCTGTGCTTGGGTTGACTGAAAGTAGGTTGTAAAGCTGTGGAAGGTTCTGCAAGTTGCTCAATGCAGAGCGACGAGCGCTGGCACCAACTGAACCAAATAGTGCTGGGTTATTAATAAAGCTTTCTTCACCCTGAGCACCAGTTCCGTAAAGAACGTCACGCTCGTTTTGCAGACCCTGAATACGGTTTTGCTCTTGACGGCTCTGAGCTGCAAATTCGCCTTGAACTTTTGAGCGATCTCTGTTGATAGCGCCTGGAGTACGCATACCACGTGAAGCATAGTCTCCAGCAATTCTTCTAACCGCTTCTCCGCGCTGCTGAGTTCTAGCACCTTCGTTAGCTTGGAAAGCGTTCTGAGCAGCGTTTATGCCGTAGGTTGCTTGAGTTAAACCAGGAGCGTAGGTCGAAAGATAATAGTCCTGCAGCGCACGTGAGTACTGTGGACCGTTTAGTATGTTTAGCAGCTCGTTATCGGCTGAAGCCGCACCAGTCTGGGCTACTGTAGTTGCCATTACTCAAACCTCGCATAATTAGGACTTGCATACTGTTTTCCTTGCCCAGCTTTTATCCGAGCTTGGAGAGCGTTGAGGCGAACCTTACGCTTTCTGTCTCTCTCCGAGTATCCAGTTTTGTCAACTGGACCCATCGTAGGGTTGGACCGTCCCGATCCGTAAACCTTGTCACCAGCTGCAAAGGCATTAAATCCCGTCTTAGCCATTACGTAATCCTGTCTGACGACTTAGCCTTCATCCCGATCATGGGAGTAATGCTAAATATCTGAGCTGGTGATGTAACTATCGTGCCATCGCACTCAAGATACAATTCAAAGTATACCCTACGAAAACGCACTCCGTTGTCTAGCTTTAGGCTATTACGCTGTTTTGAGGTAAACCCGTTGTCTATTTCGGTAGTTATACCCCTATATTCTACCTCGGTGGGGTTATCCCAATCGGCATCTGGGTCGTCCCAAGGAATGTATTTAGTATCACCAACAAAGTCTAGGCTTACGTCATCCCAGGTTGCGTAGCTGTAAGACACTGAAGCTGGAATAACTACAGTCTTAATGTTGCCAGCCGCGATCACGTCGGCAGCCCACCAGTACAGTCTTTTCCATTCGTTAGGTGTATCAAAGTCAAAGATTCTTGTACGCAGAACACACTTGATAGACTCACTGCCAATAGTGCTGTGAGTGTGATCTACTATTTCATAGACCTTCCATTTGGCAGAGTTTGAACTACCAGACACTGCGAGCGCAGTCTTAGTTTCTCCAATGTTGTTTGAGGGAGTAGGCACTTCAATACACTTAGCAAACTCTGTGTCTGATAGCCAGATAGACCAAGTGTTAGTCTTAATCTGGAACACGTAGAGCGAGCCACCAAAATTGACAATAGCCCTAGATCCAAGGATAGACACGGAGTATCTTATCTTTAGGTTGCTAGAGAATGGCTCTTCTTCAAAGCGAACCTTCTGATCATTAAGGGAAGTAAAGTTTCCGTTGTAGTAAGCGTAGAGCTGATCTCCGCTGAGGACGAGTAATCCGTTCTCATAGTTAGCAACGCAGCTTTGATTTTCAGCGCCTATGCCTTCTTGTAGCTTAGACATGGTTCCATTTTCTGGTAAGCCCGAAAAGCTAAAACGGTAAGTGGATGAGTTTCTAAATACTGTAATTCCGTTATAACCAGAAACCATACAGGTTATCCATTGTCCGTCTCCAGTGTTAACTAGAGTGAAGTTATTGTTTGTGTCCCACCAGCGCCAGTCTTGCCCAGGGGATAGCTCTACTTCACCAGCAATGTTTGACCAGTAAATTACGGACTGAGTTGCTGAGTTTAATGGACCAAACAAAAACAAACGCTCTTGGTGAAGTTCAATTCCTCTACCTGCAGGCATGGTTGCAATTGTTGAAGTGTTAGATCCAGCTACAGTCCAAAGTCCTGTGCTGGAGTTATAACCTGGAGCTCCGTTAGGCCCCCAGTACGCGCCTGCACCATTTGTGCGACACATGATTATGTAACCTTGGTATTGAACAAAGTCAGCAGCTGGGAAAGTCCAGATCTGAGTCCACGCCTCAGTAACTAGGTTATATACATAAGTCTTGGTAGGAGAAGTGTAAACACCAAAACGGTCGCCATCTTCTTCGATGTAGTAACCGAGTAAATTAAAAAACACTCCAGCTTCAGGATAGGCAACACCTAGATCCGCAATAGGAGGTCGAGAGGACAGTGCACCAGTAGGTGAAAACTCTAGGTTCTGAAGAAACGGAACTTCGTTCTGAGCAATAGAGGATGGGTCCCAGTAGTTATTTAAACCACCTGAGAAGTCTTTTATCTGCGCTGAACGCTCTCTTACTAGGTTAGACATAATCAGCTGGGTCAGGTGAGACTACAGGGTAAAGGTCAGACTGGGAGATGTTCTCCTTGTAGTGAAGTCTGTCTAGCCCGTCTCTGAACTGACCTAGCTTTAATTGTGCTGCTGAGTAGTTTTCATCGTATTCCAAAGCCTGAGCCATGCAGTAGTTTACTAGCTGGTTTACATACCTGTCTGGAATACCTAGTACGTCGTTGTAGCCACTTACTTGAGTAGGCATCTTGACGTATTCCATCTTTAGGCCATTTGGAAAACTTTTCTGTGGAACTGGGTAAAGGGTGATAACGCCACCACGCTCATACCAAAGCTCAGGGTAATCCCCGCGAGCTGCAAGGGTTGGGTCAGTAGCAAGAATAAAGTCCCTAGCACCTTGAGGCGATAAGTTCCTAACAGGGCGACCTTCTACGTAAAGAGCCTCTATGTATTGAACCTTGTCTAGGGGAAAGGTGTACTCAGCTTGGTTAGCAACAATGCTGCCTAGCTTCGTATCCTTTAGGATTGAGTTGTTGTTTACAATTTCTTGCTGTCCGTCGTTAATCCAGCGGATGATGGTTTCATCGTTGATCTGCGCTCCAGAAGTGTCTCCAAATTGAGTCTTTACGCGAGTGATTACATCACTTACGAGTTTAGTAAATAGCTCTGCTGGCATTACTTCCTAAGTACCTTTCCATCGTGGCGGTATT